TGATTAGACTGCAATTGAATGCCTTTAGGGATGGCTAATTTCTGATAGCCATTCCCAATACTTCTCTCTTCTAGCATTAAGATCATCTTTTGCTGACTAGCCAGACTTCGCTTCTGTGTTTCTCGATAAAGTTCCTCAAACTCCATAAAGAAAATTTGCTCTTCCACAGCTGCAAAAGTCGACTGAACTGAACTTGACAAACCCAAGGCTAACAGGCTGACTATTCCTAAGACCAATAAACTTTCTAGCATAGTAAAGGCCCTAATCTGCAACAGTTTGACTTGTATTTTGTTTTGCATGGTATTCTTTGTAGGCTTTTGCTTGCTCAGCAGTAATGCGTCCATCTGCCTGTAATTTGCTTAGACTAGCATCTTCATTTTTATCCAGACTATAGAGTTCTGCTTGGCTTTCTACCACCTTAACGACAGCTGCTTTCCCCTTATCATTGACTGCATCCTTTTGCTTGGTAAGATTTGGCACAAAAAGCAAGAGTAGGACGCTAATGATAAGCAACACCACCAACATTTCAATCAAGGATAGTAAAATTATTGATTTTTTTCCATCTCATACATCTGCACAGAATGTAACACCAGATCACGATACTTCCAAGTCGATACCAGATACTCAATGACTTCCTGGTCCTCTATCTTGCATTCCATCAAAAGCAACAACTTGACCGTGTACTCATTTTTTAAAATTGGCACCGTGTAAGTAACATCTACCCAATGTTCAAAGCCTAAGTCAGTTTTATCAATGCTTGTTAATTCAATATTTAAAATCTTCATTTCTTCCTCCTTACTTATCTATTCGTGAAAAAATCATTATTTTTTTAATTCTGAAACTACTTTCAGACAAACAAAAAAACCGCAAGCAAATGCCTGCGGTTTTAGTGTAATTAAATTTTGATTTCTTTCTATTTTTATTTTGTCGTAATGAGCCCGTCAGGTTCAACCTTAAAGGATTCTTTATCTGCCAATCGGCCATCTTCAAGCATGAGATAGTAGCCACCGTTGTATGGCACAAAGCAGTCGGATTTCATATCGCCATTGACAGAGTCCAGGTAATACCATTTCTCGTAGTATTTAACCCAACCTGTCTGCATAGCACCATCTGCATTGAAATAATGCCACTTGCCGTTGATTTTTTTCCATCCAGTATTGGCCATGTAGCCGTCCTTATCGAACCAGTACCAATTTCCATCTGTATGATGTAGCCATTGGTCAGCATACATATAGCCGTTTTCATCGAAATAGAACCAGTTGCCGTCGACTGCTTCAAATTTTGAAGTAGGATAAGAGCCATCTTTACGACTCCACCACCAGCCAGTGTCGTCGTGTTTCCAGCCTGATTGGTCTTCCTGTGGAGGTACGATATAACCAACAATTGAATTGACTGAACGCTCATAATATCGACAAGGTCCGCCTACTTCAAGGAAGTCCCAGTTCCCATCGATGTTCTGTTCAATGGTTTTAATAGTAGAACCGTCTGAGTCTTCGTAAACAAGACCAGTGTGGCCATAATTAACACCATCTCCTGCTACGAAGTTCTTAACGAAGAACCACCCAGCTTTTGGATATTGTGCGCCGTAAACAACTTGTAAGCCTGCTGCTTCTGCGGACCGTAGCAAGTCAATAGCATTGCCCCATAGACGAATTCCGAAGTATTCATAGATGCCGTAGCACGTCACATCGGCGCATTGGTAGCCATACATCCCGTCGTAATCTACCCCAGTCCCTGCATCCGCATGAGCGATGAGGTCGTTAATCATATCTTGTTTCTTAGACATTCGTATCGTTTCCTTTCCACGCATCATTCATCTGCTTCACAGCTGACTCAACGAATGTATCCAGGTCACGGTCAGTCATGCCAATGTTATATTTGTTAAGCTCAGCACGGATTTTGATTCGAGCTTGTTCTAGTTTTTCTTCGCCTTTATATCCAGTTTCAGCAGATACCTGCTCTACTGCGTTGACGGCATTCTTGGTCAAGATTTCGACAATCTTGACCGTCTGTTCACCGCCTTTTTTAATCAAATATTCTTTGACTGCTTTGACTGCGATTCCAGTCAAAATGACTAGAATGCTAATTGCTGCATTGATAATGATTTCGTTAATTTGTTGCATCGTCTTGCTCCTTTATTTCAACTTCAATTTTTTCTTTTTTGTCAACGTTGACCAATAACTGCCCTAATCTTCTAGCATTATCTTTCTTGATTTGGTTGATATATGGTTTCAAAAATTCAGGGAATGCCCATCCGATACTTTCCCAATTCTCTAAAACAGAACCAAGATAGTTGATAATAAAGAACATTGTCCAACCAATACCAAATGTTCTGACTCCCAAGGCTCTTGAATACATCGCTACAAGCATAATGACCACGAATACAACAAAATGACGAATCAATCCCATTGTTCCAATCTTACTGTCAAAACGCTTTGTTTTAAAGGCTTTAACATAGCCAGTAACGATGTCTAAAACCATTAACCAAAAGAAGATATGAATGTAAGGACTATGAGATAGGTTTTTAAGATGACCGATTAGTTCGCCAAACATAAAATCTTGCATAAACCTACCTCTTTAACGTGATACTGGTTGGGTCTCTAGCTCGCTTTTAGGTGGCTCCCACTTCCAAATTGCAAGAAGGCCATTTTGAGATGGTCCACCTTCAAGTTGCTTGAGAGATTCACCTTTGTAGCTGAAAGCCTGATTTGTCTGAATCAAGACACGCTTGCCCTCGCCGTTCAATTCGACGTGTTCAGGATCCTCAACGACAAACATATCCCCTGGTTGATAGACCTTGCCTTCTTCTGCAAATGGGAAGAGTTCGACAAGTTCCTTGTAGGTTGTACCATAGGCGATTTTTTCCCCCATGATAGAGTCTTGAGCTATGACACGCACTACTTTATCGATTTTATTTGCAAGAGCAGAAAGTCTATTCTGCTCAGTCTTGTTTTGAGCAATCTTCTGCTCAGCTTGTTCAAGCTGTGCCTGTGCTTTAACGATGGCGCTGCCTGGATCTAGCTCGGCTTTTAGGATATCCAACACTGCTTGAGTCAAGACGTCTTCTGGTTCGTTTGTACGGTCTCCTGCGAGTTGTCGCATATTTGAGCTATAACGAATACCATCTTGTAGCTGAATTTCAACTACTGTCTTGATATTATCCCCAAAACCTCGTGTATAAGGCTTGCTTGCTAGTTCATAATTGTTAATTGCCATTTGTCATTTTTCCTTTCGCTTCTTCAAATTTTGCTTTTAGCTCTTCGTCTGAGTCTAAAATGCTATTAAATAGTTCCAAAGTCGCAACTGCATTTTCGTGTAACACTTTCAACTCTGCATTGTTATAAGTTAATTGTGCTATTTGAAAAACTAACTCTTTAGAAATTTGTGTTTCTGTATTCATATTTTTATCCTTTTTTAAATTTTGTAATCCCCTACGTTTGACCATCCTGCATTTTGAGCTATTCTTACAACAAAATCAGCTAAATTGTTGAAATAAGCGACTAAATCCTTATTGTTTAGATACAGGTTATTCGTCGTTACAGTACTAGTTTTCAGACTCGAACCAGTTCCTCCAGTAATTTCCATTTTCCCGCTTGAATAAATCCTAGTCTTACTAGAACTGATACTTACATCTTCAGCAGTTAGGAGCGCTTTATTTTCGAAGCCGTTCCCTAAAATATTTCCGAGTTGTAATTCTGCCCCTGTTCTATTTTTACTTTTGCTTGCTGAAAGATAAATACCGCCATTAGTTGTAATCCAAGCTTGACCGTTTCCGTTTTTCTTTGAACCAATCAAAAGATTACTACTCATTCCATCGCTCGCTGACCATAAATCACGATTACTAGTGTTATTTCTAAGTTGACTTGTGGATGCGCTGTCTAAACCTGTTCCAATCATAATTCCAGAACCGCTACCGTTAACGGCTCGGCTACCAGTTCCGATGAATGAGTGCATTCCTTCTTTTTGGTCGAAAAATGTAAACAATGTATTATTGTTCAAGTAAAATTCTTTTTTGTTCGTGTCGATTCGCATCGAATCGTCAAGCGAATTAATACTTGCACCTCTCAAAACACCTGCACTAACCTGGCTTGCATCTATCGTGATACTTTTAACGCGATTAATAAAGGCTTGCTTAGCAAAAAGCTGATTTAAATAAGCTTCATTTGCGACAAGTTTGTTAAAGAAAGCTTGGTCAACCTTCAATTTTTCAGCAGTAACCGCTTCAGCATCCAAAACAACAGTAGTCACCGAACCTGCTTCAAAATTGGCCGTCTTCAGCTTGTCAACCATAGCAGACTTGATAACTGCTTTATCAATTAAGGTCTCGCCAGTGATATGGGTTAATTTCCCGTCAAATCTGTTATGGCCGTTTGCGCCTAAATTGATACCAGAAATCAAATCGCCTGCGCTGTTGATGTTTTGAACAGCCCACGATCCAGCAAGCTGATTCACTCGTGTTCTAGTCGCTTCTGCTATCTGTTGAGCCTGATTTACCTGTTCTGCCACCTGAACGGCTTTAGCTTGGGCATTCTCTGCCAATTGCTTAGCGTTCTCTGTAGCTTTGTAAGCATCGTCGAATTGGCTTGGTTTGTATGAGCTTGATCTAGATCCTCTTACTAGAATAGGCTCTTTAATCTCCACATAACCATTTTTGACGAGGTAGAAATAAAGCGGATAGCCATTGCCTGTCCCAAAATCAAAGTCTTCAGTCATCGTGAACGTGCCTTGAAATTCTTGCCAGTCACTAGAAATAGGTGTTTGAGCGTTTGCTATGATTTTCTGTAAAACGCTCTTATTTCGTGAGTGATTTTTGATAACTACACAAAATTCATGGTCTAGTTGTCGTCTGATTTTATATTTAAATCCTAGCGTGTACACTTCGCCTTTTAAAATTTTAGGGACATAAATAGGCAACGTAAACCCGCTCCAGTTGAAGCTAGATAAACCTGCTGCATTGATAGCAAATATCCCATTTTGAGGACCTAACGAAACTCCTGAACGTTGACCTGTAAGTGTGTATTTATCGAGAGTTTCGGAAGCAACAATTAGATTGTTATCGCTAACGAAGAAATTTCCGACTTCCGTCTGAAAAATGCTACTAGACATAACCAACCTTGAAACCTTGTCTGGTAAGCCTTGCTCAGTCGTCCCTAAAATCCGCTCATAGAGCTGACTGGTTTCTCTAACCCTTTGAAAATCTGTGATTTCAACCTTTTTGGCCAATTGATTTGAAAGGTTAGCAATCTGGTTGTCAGAGCTGGCTTTGTTATTCGTTACTTGATTAGTAAGGTTTGCGATCTTACCATCAGTTCCTTGCTTTTCGGTTGTGAGACGATTTGACAAATTACTGATTTGGCCATCTGCAACCTGCTTATAAGTCGTGACTTGACTAGAAATATCCGTGAACTTGCCATCAACCGTCTGACGATAATTCGCAAGTCGTGTTGTAAGTTCATTGCTTGCATTTCTCTTGGCTTCTTCGATTCGTTGATTGATTCCGCGGACATCTTCTTGATAAGTTGTTTTGCCTACATAATCCCTCGTGACTAGCTCACGGACAGCTGTGACTTGCTTAGCACTCTCATCACGAGCATATCGCTGCAAGGCTTCTTGTCGCTGGCCATCTTGGCTAACGTAACGCTCAACTGCCGTCATTTTAGCGGATAATCCATCAGCTGTTTTCTTGAATTCTGTTTTTGCTAGGGTGATTTCGCTGTTGGCTCCAGAAATCAAATTGTTCGTATCCGTTTGAAGCTTAGCAAATGTCTCAGTCAGGCCAGCCACATCTTGTTTGACCTCTGATTTCGTTGCAAAGCCGTTCATCTGGCCAGTCATACGACTCAACATTTCGTCTGTTGTCCTACGATATTCGCTGTTAGTTTTTACTTCTTTCTTAACCTCTCGGTCGATTTCTCCTAAAGTATTGAATGTTATATCTCTCATACTTTCAGAATCTCTTTTCAAGGCATCTAATCGTCTACTAGCCATCCTACCGATTTTAAGCGCTTCTTCTGCAAGCGATGTGTTCGCGCCAGATTTTTCTAAAGCTTCTTCAGCTTTGCGGTTAGCTTCTTGTAGAGGGCCATTGTTAAAACTATCGAACCTTTGGTCGATAGTATCAGATAGTTGACGCTTGACTTCTTCAGCCTTGGCTTTTGCCAGTTCGACTTGATTACTAAAATCTTTTTTGATTTTTTCGACCTTCTGGTCAAATCCTTTATCTGCTTCCTCGATTTGGTTTTGGATTTGAGCTTCAAATTCGTTGAATTGTTCAATCTTCTTCGTGAGCGTTCCTGCATACGAATATTGCGCATCATTACCAGCTTTACTGTCGGCACTAATACGACCACGAAGTCCACCTTTAAAGTTGAAAGATTGGCTCAAAACTGGAGATTTGAACGTTTCTCCCTTATTCGTTTTGATTGTCACCCATTGACCAACCTCAAGAAGAAGATGCCCTTGAAAATTCAGATTGAATGGATAGTATCGAATATCCTTGATTTTGTGATAAAGGTTATCCAAAATCACTTGAGACATGAACAAATTATCCAATTCCAATGAGCGACCAGTGCGCATTCCGACCGTAAGTGTCTCTTTATCTTTCTTGCAGGTTATCCCTGCAATCTGATACTCGATTTCACTCTTGGTCAATCCGTGCATGAAGTAGCTATCTGCTGTAATCACGATGCCTGAGTCAGTTAACTCTTTGATTTCAAGTTTTCCTTCTCGATTGAAAAAGCAAGACATCCCGAGCATTTGAGATGCTAGACTCAAGACGTCTCTGAATGTCATTTTTTTCTCGCTAGGAATTTTCTCGACTTGGTAATTCATGGATGAAATATCCATGTTTTCGTTGGCAAGTTTTACACCTGCTTTTAGACAAATCTCTTTGATGACATGCCTGATTTCCGCTGGATAGGTCAAATCTGTGACATACTCACGATTGAGTTTGAACATCCCATCCATCAAATCAAGCGTAGTCGTGTTTCGGTTGCGGTCGATTTCAATATCATTGATGAAGTATTCACCCATTTTTACCCATTCATAGATTCCGTCGACCAAAAGACCGATTTCAGGGTAAATCTTATCTAGCTTATTGAATGTCGTGATAATACTTGTGAATGTAATCTTACCGCTACCAGCACACGTTCCACCAGGCTTGTAAGTATCACCTTTGATATAGCCGTAATCAAAACTAGCCTCTTTGATGTCTCTGGATTGATACTGTCCCACTCTGATAGCAAGAGTACGGTTCTTAGCGAACATCGCTTCATTGAATTTCTTTCGTCTGAATATATCCATGTTCTAACCTACCTTTCTATCAGATTGAATTTAGCACCAGACCAAGGCTTGAACTTTTCAGTAAATGAATAGCTTGGTGCTGTCCTATCACCGACATAGAAAGTCCTTGTTGTTTGACCAAATACTGGATCAGGATATGAAACTTCAAAAAAGACTACTGATACGGCATTTAAAAGCTGACTCATTTCTTCCTGAGTCAGCATACCCCATTCACAATCTAATTTCCGTTTGGTCGTGATACGGTCACGAACCATGTCACCATTGGCATTGCGACCTGTTTCTCCGTCGATATCCTGAATACCGACCTGAAAAGATTTGGGAGGCTTGACAGCCACCCCATTGATAATTAAGCGTGCCATTTTACCCCCCCTTTTAAATGTTAATCAAGACTTGTCCTGCACGTTCTTGTTCTCGATTGATTTCTTGGATGGCTACACGTCCGAATTCGTGTCCACCAATCATGATGACGATGTCACCGCTACCGCTGAAGCCTCCTGACTGTGGTAAACCACCACCTAGAGCATTTACAACGGCTCCTCCTACGATACGGCCCATAGTCTGCAAGAAACCAGTATTCTCAAGTGGCATAACTACCTCTTTACCAGCCTCACCAATCATGGCCACAGTCGGACTGTCAACGATACCACCACGAGCTAATCGTGGTAGACTTACATATCCGATACCACCGAGAGATACGCCTGGAATCTTGTTAATCATGCCAATAACGCCGTTGATCATACCGATGAAGCCATTGACTACATTTTCAATCGTTCCTAGAACGGCATTAACTGCGTTTCTGAAAGCACCACCTACTGCATCACCGACCATTTGGCCAGCATTCACGAAGATACTTTTAACCGTATCCCAAACTCCACTGAAGAAGCTACCAATAGAACTAAACGCATTTGTGACTGCATTGTAGGCTCTTGAGAAGATATCTTCAAACCATGAAGCTACGTTAGATAGGGCGTTCTTAACATCCGCCCATCTTTCAGTAAACCAATTACCAAGACCGCTAAATACATTCGTCAAGCCAGTCCATGCTTTTTGGAACATATCTGTGAACCACGTTCCGACATTTGCTAGAGCGGTTGTGATATCGTTCCAGCGCGCCGTGAACCATTCTCCAAGCGACGTGAAAATGGACACAATACCGTCCCAAATTCCTTGGAAGATTGCTACAATCGTATCCCAGATAACTTTCAAAACCGCCACTGTTAAATCTAACAATGCAGTAAGGAGTGCTGATAGGATGTTCATGAGGGCATCGCCCGTCTCGGTGAAGCCGTCAAAAATCTTGTTCATATCACTGGTAAGGATACCTGTGATAATATCAAACACGCCTTTGAGGAAATCGGCTATACCTCCGAATACATCAGCGATTGTGTTGAATAATACGCGGAAGACTTCTCCGATATACTCAAGAGTTGGAGCTAGAACTCTCGTCAATTGCTCAACGATAAAGCCAACTACTGGTAAAACGTAAGCGTTGATGACTTGTGACATTTCTTGGAAACTTGCGATCATTTCCAAAATCTTCTGTATCATTGGTGAAATGTGTTTGCCAATCGTGTCCGAGAAACCTTGGCCAAACTTCTTGATGACTGGTTGAATGTAAGTATTCCATCCATTAACGATTGTATTAACGAGCCCAGAAATGGCCTTTGTTGATGATTCAATCGACGGTCTAATATAATTATCATACACACGACTGATTGAATCAGACATATCATTGATTGCTTGTTCAGCACTTTCAAAGATTGGAGCGATGTCAGACAAAGTATTTGAGAAAATTTCAGCAATGCCAGGCATGTTATCCGTAACAATTCGCTCAATTCCTTGCATAAGGTCGCCACCGAACTTGTAGCTAATCTCTACAATACTTGAACGAATCGCTAAAATAGACGACACAATCGAACTTCCAATGCGAATGGCGCCAGTCGATGTAATGACATCATAGAAGCCGTCTGCGAACGCTTGAGCGATATTTCCAGCCGATACAAACATATTGCCTGTGTTCTCAAACTCTGCCACCAGAGCCCGGATGATGCGCTCTTTTTGGCGCCCTAGACCATTTGCGATGCTTTCGGCAAGAAAGACACCGATTCCGACTCCGACCGTTCCGATTGAACCTGCAATCTGCCCTAGTGCATAAGCGATTTTCTCGGTCATGCCATTGAAGGCATTAACTACCCGTGGATCCGTTGCTATTTCTTCAAGTGTAGTCTTGATTTGACCAAGACCAATCTTGATACGTTCTAGACCTTCAGCTCTAAATGCAGCGGTAAAACCTTTGTTAAAGAGGTCTGTTAAACCTTTCAACTTGTCGCCAAGACCATCAAAGATGCTCTTGAATTGGTTATCCATGTCAGTAAGAGCAATTTCTGGTAAGATGTCTTTGAAAGGTGCGCCACCGCCCCCTCCTTTTCCTTTCTTACCTTTGCCTCCGCCACCACCTCTACCTTTGCCAGCTCCGTCTCCGTCGTCAGGGTCGTCTTTTTTGTTTAAGAGGTTGATCTCGTCAAATCCCATTAAACCGAGCAACTCTTTAACGGCTTTCTTGGCTGACTTGGCAGTGTCGTCTAAGTTATCAGCAATACCACCTGAAGCATCGTCTGCATCATCCATGGCATCAGCAAGGTCACCAGCTCCGCCTGCTGCATCTTTTAAAGCATCGCCAGCGCTACTTGCTGCACTAGCTACACCGCTATCTTTAACGCTCGCTTTCTTGTTAAATAGCAAGGCAATAAACTCTGCTAATTTGCCAGTGACATTCTTCAATACCATAGCAAAAGAGTTCAGAATAGGCATGATAGCATTGATAATCGGCAAGAAAGCATTACCGATATTAAGAGCTGAGTCTTTCAGCAATGATTTAAACAAGCTAATACGCCCGTTTACTGATTGCGACAAGGTCGTACCATACTTGGCAGTGGCTTGTTCCAGGATAGCCATAAGTCGAATCTGTTGCTGAGTTTGGTAATCGAGTTGGTCCCAGCTTTGACCATTTGCAAAACGTTTAAAGGCTTCTGTGGACTGAATCATGGCCACATTGACGTTGATTCCTAGGTCCTCAATACTTTCCGTGTTCCCTAGCAAACCTGAGCGGATACGCTCCATAACGTCTGTAATGCTACGACCTGAACCTTCTGCCACGACTGCTGATGTTTGCAACATCTTAGCAGTATATGCGCTGAGTTTATTTGAGTCTTTGATAAAGCCAGAAAATAGGTTTGAATATACCGCCCCGTATTTTGTCGCTTCACCAACACCCATGTTCATAGCGCTCGCATTGTCGTTAACCCATTTTAAGAATGTCTGTGAGCTCTCGCCCATTTGGCGTTTAATTTGGTTGATTGAAGCCGTAACTTCCAGAGCCATCTGTGTTGAGTACATACCAACATCAAGCAACTTCTTGCCAAGATACGCAAAGCCTGCGAATTTGGCTAATTTACCAAAAACGCCAAGCATGGATCCTGACTGTTCCTTGATTTTGTCTGTGGACTGTTGCACTTTGCCAGATGCATCCTTGACTCTGTTCTCGACTTCTTTCATCTTGTTCTTGAAAGGTGCGATTTCAGCGTCAATCATAACCTTTAGCTCGTCAAGAGTAACTCCCATCTATTCTCCTTTCATCTTCATTTTTCGATTGTGACTTTCAGCGAATGCACGCATACGTTCCTTATGCATCCTTATTTCTTGCTCTTGCCTTGCCTTCTCAACTTGAGCTCTTTCTTCCTGGAACAATTCCGGAGCATAGTCCCAAACATCAAGCAGTTTAGCTTCTTTAGAGAGTAACAAGGAAACGTTGTTTGCTATCATCTGCGAAAGTCTGTAAGATTCAACAATTTTTTCTTTTTGTTTTTGAATAGTGACACGATTGTGGCTTTCAATCATATCTCTAATCTCAAGTATGGTTAAATCCCAAAAATCGAGAGGCTCCCCCCCGATGTCTAAAAACATAGGGTAAAGCCTCTCCACCATTTCTTTTACTGATGTAACCGTAGTCTGTTCTACTCGACTACTTCCATTTTGGCTTTGGATTTCTTGGGAGTTTTCTTGCTTGCTTTCTCCCGTGGCATAAAACCCGATACTTGAAGCATCGGCAAGATGACATCCGCCATGAATGCGGCCTGGTCTCCACCATTATCGACATACTCGTCGTAAAGGTCAGATGTATCTTCAAATGAGATCCCGTGTTCAAATTTTTGAAGCGCACCATGGGTCAAAAGTAACATGACCTTGAGAGGTGGTAGAGGGAACTCTTCTCCGTCTTCAGGCATAAACACTTTTAGCAAGTTAGCCCCGATTTTTTCTTCAACTTTAGTTCCTTGCAAAGAAGTGAGTCGGAGCTTTAACTCCTTATCCTCACTAACCTGCCAAACTGCGTATGGTAGAGTAGTCATCTATTAACCTCCAATTCCGTCTGTAAACTCAAGTTCAGATTGTAGTGCGATTTTAAGAGTAAACTCAATAACAGAGTTCACACCACCACCGCCTAGTTTGACAGATACTTGACCTTCAAATTTAACCTTGGTTCCGTCTGGGTATGTTTGTTCAAAGAAGAGTTTTGTCTTGTTGTCTGCTGCATTACGCAAGACACGATAAGGAGCATTTGCACCATCGTTCTTGTATGCGAACTTGTACTCAAGTTCCCCAGCGTCACCAATACCAAACTCATATTTT